CCGCGATCCCGCCATTGAGTAACGAGGCCAATGGCACCAACCTATCAGGTTGGGAGAGCACTTCGCGAGGCCCTTTCGGGTCGACCGATTAAAGTCTCAGTTACTTTCACTATGAAAACAATGAAGAGATTGATAACACTAATGCAAGTCTTGTGGACTCACACAAGTGCACCAGTCTCTACACTGCATTCACAGGAGGGAGTAGCTTCCTCAGCGAGATCATACCTGGACCTCATAGAGAAGAAAATACTCCATGAGGGTAAGGCAAGAACATGTGAACACTTCAAGATGCTGCACACGTGCAGCATCAAGATTGTAACACATGACACTCTACCCGAGATTCCTTTCTGTAAGGTAGGGAAGGATGGGATTCCACTGGAGTTAAATCCAGTGAAATCACTCCTTCTCTCCTCTCACAGGGAGGAACAGCGTATAGGTTTAACGATTACTCGTTTCTACGAGAAAATCGTTTTACCTGAACGCTGGGATCCAACACCCATTACGGGTGAAGGACCTGAGTTATCAAGCTCACTACTTGCAGAATTTTCGAATTTCTGTAAGTGGTGAACCCGAAAACTCAACCTCCAGAATCTCTCACCTCCGATTCCCGACAAAATAATGGGAAATCTAGTGCAAGGACCGAATGGTCCTAGCATCATGACTTCTCATTACGATGCCGTGGCAGTCGTTAGAGACCCGGTGCTTCATAGAAATCTACGAAAACTGGCCGCCCTTACGGGGGGTCAGTGAATCATAGATATCATGGAGCACTGGGCTCAAACGCCTGTCGACAACCCTTTGTCTGGCCGTATCTCTCTGTTGAAGCAGAGAGGCGGAAAGACTAGAGTTATCGCAATCGGTGACTACTGGAGTCAGAACCTTCTAAGAGGTATCCATGACAAAGTCATGGGTATTCTTAGAAAGATGGTAACTGACGGGACATTTAACCAAGACGATCAAGTCGGACGAATCCGACGAGAGAGTCGAGGGAAAATGCCTTTCAGCTACGATCTGTCCTCGGCGACAGACAGATTTCCGGTGATATTCCAACAGATATTACTATCTGAAGTTTTCTCACCAGAGCTATCTGACGCTTGGAGGGCCGTTCTGACCCAGCGAGAGTACACATACCAC